ACGGGTCATGACGAAGGAGTTCGCGCGCGGCTCCTTCCGGGCGGACGACTCCCATCAGAAGGTCGTCAACCTGTCGGACTCGAACTGGGACCTCCGGCGGCTCCGGGTCCATCAATGGAGCCGACCGGCGGAGTCCGGGCGGGCGCGCGTCGTCGCGCTCGCGGCGTACATCCTGAACGGCTCGTCCTCGACGGTGACGAACGCGACGAAGCGGAACACGACGGTCATCGACGCCTCGACCTATGTCCCGAACACGAACCTCGTCACGATGGACGCGCGGGTGTACGACTCGACCGATCCCTACGCCGTGATCGAGGAGTGCGCGCGGGCGGAGGGGAAGACCTTCTTCGTCTTCGTGGACGCGACGACCGGGAACATGATGCTCTTCTACGACCTGGGAACCTCGACGGCGATCGCCTCGACGGTCTCGATCACGGACGAGGACCCCGACGGCGAGACGACCTTCGCTCCGGCGGAGGACGGCTCTCCCGGAGCCGAGGACCCGACCGAACTCCTGAGCGGCGCGGGGATGGTCTACGGGGAACAGACGACGATCACGGAGGCTCGACCCGCGATCGCGTCGGCACACGATGTCGCCGAGGACACGATCTACGACTCGGGCGCGGGGAGTGACGCGGCGACGCGACTCTCGAACTTCCTCGATGTCCGCGAGGAGGAGGAACTCCGCTACTCCTGCTCGATCGAGGTCCGCGACGATCAGGCCCATCTCATCCAGGCGGGCCAGACGATCTCCTTCCGGTGGGCGGCGGCGAACGCGCTCACGCCGACGATCCAGCGGATCGTCCGCTGCGCGCCGGAGAAGATCGAGCCGGACCGCTACCGGCTCCATCTCGAACTCTCCTTCCCTGAGAAGGTCCGGCCCAGGATTCAGAATCACGGGCAGGGGACGGTCCTGATCCGTCCTCAGGTCGCGACCTACGAGAATGTCTCCTTCTCCACGGATCACGACAACTTCTACACGGACTCGAACAAGATCAGAGACGGAGATGTGTATTGGCTCAACTCTCCGGCTGACCTGAGGCAGGGCGCGGGGACCGAGTACGACATCTATGACTACGACGCGGACGCGGTCTGCGGCGCGACCGTTCAACTGCGGGACCCGAAGCAGACCTTCGCGGCGACGCTCCTCACCTTCACCTCCGTTACGGGGACGCCGGTCCGTGTGAAGTTGACCGTCGAGTGGGATCGAGAGGACCCTCCGCTCGGCCCTCGTCCTCAGGCGAAACAATGGATGCCGATCCTCGTCACTTGCCAGGAACTCACGGCGGGCGACCCGATCCCGATCGACCCGACGCTCTACGGCGGGATCGGGGTCCGGGTCCTGAATGAGACCGCCGATAGCGGGTCCTTCGACTTCCGCGCTCCGGTGGGCGGGAGCGGCTCGACCCGCTACATCTTCGTCGTCTTCCGTCCGTTGTGGGAACTCGCGTCGGACGCCGTCTGCGGGCATCCGGACGACTGGGGCGCGAGCGAGATCGGCGCGATCCAGGCGGGCGCGGCCCTCGAACAGATCGCCTCCGCCGGATGGGTGGAGGCGGCTCCGCTCGGAGCGCGTGACGGGCTGGAGACCGACTTCGATCTCGCGGGGGATGTCCAGGAGATCGAGTGGGTCACGAAGAACGGGCTAGAGATGCCGGAGACCGAATGGGAGGTTGACACTTCCGGGGATGCGATCTCCTTCGTCACCGCTCCGAAGGCGAGCGATCTCGTGATCGTCCGCTACCGCGTCGCATGAGCGAACCTCAGGTCGATCTCTCCTATCAGGCGAAGATCGGAGAGGACTTCACCCTCCCGCAGATGGGCGGCGGGACCGGGCGCACCGACGGCGGCGCGCAGTTCGTCGTCGTCCCGGTCCAGAACGAATCCGGCGGAAGCCTCGCGATCGGGACCGTCGTCCGACGGGACAATGTGTACCCGACGGGTCCGGCGCTCCTGGTGACTCCTGTCACCGCTGCGACGCAGATTCCGGTCGGGGTCGTCGTCGGCGCGGCGATCGCCGACGGCTCTCCTGGGTACATCGCGGTCCACGGCTCCCCCGCTCTCGTCCTGACGGAGGGGACGGTCTCCGACGGAGATGTCCTCGTCGCGTCGGCTACCTCCGGGCGGGCGAAGACGGCGGCGGCGAACGCGCTCTCGGAGATCGGCTTCGCGATCGCGCTCAACGACGCGAGCGGGACCTCTCAGGTGTGGGCGACCCTCGTCGGTCCGTTCACGACCGGACTCTCGTACTCGATCTTCCCAGGGGAGGTCTCGCTCCTCGTCGGGAACGGGACGGATGTCATCACGACCGGGATCAAGGCGGACTTACGGTGGCCGTTCTCGGGGACGCTCACGCGCTGGACGCTCCTCGCGGACATCGCGGGCGCGATCGTCTTCGACATCTGGAAGGACACCTTCGCGAACTTCCCACCGACCGTCGCCGACACGATCACCGCGTCGGCGAAGCCGACCCTCACCGCGTCGGACGACGAGGCCGAGAGTACGACCCTCACGGGCTGGACGACCGCGTTCAATGAGGGCGACATCTTCCGCTTCAATGTGGACTCCGTGACGACGATCCGACGCGTCACACTCGGACTGAAGTACCTACGGACGGGGACCTGAGATGGCGCTACTCCACATGGACTCCTTCGACTTCTACGCGACGACGCATCTGTCGCAGTTGTACGACTCCGTAGACGAGACGGGCGACCCGGGAGTCTATGTCTCGGCGACCGGGAGGAATGGGACGAATAGCCTCCGTATCCGGGCGACCTCCGGCGGGAGTGCGCGGACTCCATCGGTCCGGAAGAACTTCGGGACGGCGGTCGATACGATGATCGTCGGCTTCGGTCTCCAGGTGATCAACAACGACTCCGGGTCGATTCAACTGCTCGCCTTCTACGAAGGGAACCTCGTCACTCGGCACATGGGCCTCTGGATCAGCGTAGACAACGGCTCGACTTGCGATCTCCTCGTCGTGAACGGCGCGAACGCGACGCTCTCCACCCTCTCCGCTGCGATCCCGCTCGGGACCTATGTCTACATCGAGTTCAAGACGAAGATTCACGACACGACGGGGACCTGGGAAGTCTGGAAGAACGGCGTCTCGATCGGCTCGGCGTCCGGCGTGGACACGAGGAACGGCGGGACCTCCGGCGTGATCGGCTCGGCGCTGATCGGCAACGACGCGGGCAACTCGAACAACTACGATGTCCGCTACGACGACCTCGTGTTCCTGGACACGACGGGGTCGGCTCCGAACAACGACCGGATCGGCGATGTCCGAGTGGCGGTACTCGTCCCGTCCGGAGCCGGGAACTACGCACAATGGACCCCGAGCGCGGGGTCGAACTACCAGAATGTAGACGACCTCGCGTCCGTGGACGACGACACGACCTACAACTCCGAGGCGACGGCGGGCGACAAGGACTCCTTCGCGATGGGGAACCTCCCGACGACTCCTTCGACCGTCTACGCGATCGCCGAGTCGATCCGCTACCGGAAGGACGACGCCGGGTCGTCCACCATCCGACAACTGCTCCGGATCAGTTCGACCGACTACGAGGACGCCGACATCTCCGTCGCCGACGCCTACACCTACACGCGGCGCATCCGTGAGACGAACCCGAACACGACGGCGGCGTGGACCGGCTCCGATGTGGACGGCCTCGAAGCGGGCTACAAGCGGCAGACTTAGACGATGGCCGACCGCGTCACGCAGAAGGTCGTCGAGGCGATCTACACCCCGACGCCGACGGTGAGAGTCACGCAGAAGGTCGTCGAGGCGATCTACAAGCCGACGCCGACCGTCCGGGTCACGCAGCGCGTCATCGAGGCGGTCTATAAGGAGTTCATCGCGGGCGGCGATCAGATCGTCTGGATCGACTGAGGATGCTCCCGTTCCTGGAGGTCCCGATCCTCCTCGTCGGGATACTGATCGGTCTTCTCCTCGGACTGATCGTCGCGCTCTACCTCGCGCAGTTCGGGCGGCGCGAGTGACGAATCACCCCGTACCATAGGAGACGAGATGTTCGCGAACCCGCTCCCAGGGCGCATCCAGGCGAAGGACGAGGCGTGGCTCGGGACGCCGACCTTCCGCGTGACCTCGACCTTCGCCGATCATGTGGCAAGCGGCAGGGGTCACGGCGTAGACCTCGGAAACGGACGATGCGGGGACCCGGTCCTCGCGATGGAGGGCGGGACCGTCTCGGCGTCCTTCCGGGACCCGGGGAACGGGGCGCTCATCGTCCGGGTCCGACACGCGGGCGCGCTCGCGGCCTACGAGTCCGGCTACGCGCATCTCGCGACGATCATCGTCGGAGTCGGAGCGGCGGTCCGACGCGGGCAACAGATCGGAACCGTCGGGATGACCGGCGCGGACGCGTGTCACCTACATCTCGGGATGAAACTGAACGGGGTCGAAGTGGACTCGTGGCCGCTACTCGATCAGAACATCGCGCAGACCGGAGGAGGAGTGGATGTGATTCAGGGGACGAACCCGACGGCGATCGTCAACCGGAAGACGAGCGTCAAGGGCGACTCGACGAACTTCCGGGCCGACCCTTCGACCGCGAATCCGCAACTCGCGCAGTTCAACGCGGGCGCGGTCTTCCTCCCGGACTTCGGGGTCCAGGGCCAGTCCGTGTCCGGCTCCGCTCTCTGGTACGCGGGCTTCATGCTCGTCGGCGGGAAGCAGACGCTCGGCTACTTCCACTCCTCGACGGTCGGTGAACTGACGCCGGTCGAGGCGACGGGAGGCTTCACGGAGGCCGATGTCGCGAAGGCGAAACTCGACGGCGCGAACGAACGCGAGGCGGCATGGGAGGCGTGGAACACCGAGGCTCAGGGGAAGAAGCCGTGAACGCGTCGGCGACGACCTCGCAGGAGACGAGCCTCGATCGCGTCATCCGCTACGGGGTCGCGATCATCATCATCGAGTCGCTCCTCTTCTTCCTGTACCTCGCGCTCCTCTCCCTGGACACGGCGGCGCTCTCCGAGTCGGCAGAGGGGATCATCGTCGGCGGCTTCGTCTCGATCATCTCGATTATCGTGACCTCCCTCTTCCAGGGGATCGCGACCGGAGCGGCAGTCCGACAGGCGGTCCAGGCGACGCAAGCGGGCGCGAACGCGGCGCTCACGATGCCGGGGACGACGACAACGATCGACGAGGGACCTCCGACCGTCGTCACGACGGGACCGTCTCCGGCGGTAGACGGAGGGTCGCCGACCGGCTAGTGTGAAGACGCCGTCGGGCGCAGTCTCAGGCCTCCGGTCGGCTTAGGAGGCCCGTCGGAGGCAGAACTGACGGGCCTCCTTCCCACTCCTTGACACCGGATCGCACCGGGGCGTACCATCGGATCGCGTCCCGGGGGTCGGCCTACATGGACCCCGGGACGCCTTGAAGAAGGAGTTCTGCCGTGTCCTTCCTCCTCTCCACTCTCGCCCGCCGATGGCGGCTGCGCGGGACTGAGACCTGGGTCCTCCCTCCGGGCGGGCGTCCGTCTCTCGACTTCGCGACCGGGCGGTACAGGCTGCTCCCGTTCCGTCCCGGGTGGCGGAGGGTCCGATGATCGACCGCTTCCGCCGATGGCTCTACGAGCCGGAGGAATCGGAACTCGCCGACCATCTCCGCGAGCCTCTGACCTTCCGGACCCTCTCGATCAACTTCCCATCCCGGACGATCACGATCGACGGGACGACGCACACGATCGAGGCCGACTCCGTCGCGATCCCGATCCTCTCGACTGAACATCCGGTGATCCCGGGCGGTCGGAGATGGCCTCGATGATCCCGAAGGAGGGCGCGTTCCGGTCTCCGGCTCACGACTACTGGTTCAACGGGGAAGGCCCGCTCCCAGGCGCGACGCGACCGGCGGGGGAACTGTCGAAGGACGCGGTGATCAACTGGGCGAAGACGGAGGCCGCGCGCTGCGCGATCCAGAACCTCGACATCGTCGCCGACCTCGTGAAGCGGGGCGGGGAGGAGGCGGCGATCAAGTGGATCGCGGCGCTCCCGGACTACAAGCGGGACACGGCGGCGACGCTCGGCTCGTCGGTTCACACGATGGCCGAACAGATCGCCCGGGGCGGCGATGTCACGATCGGCGACACGGAGCGGCCCTACATCGAGGCGTATCAGGCCTTCATCGAGGCCGAGAAGCCGACCTCCGTCAAGGTCGAGCGGATGGTCTTCAACTTCGAGGTCGGCTACGCCGGGACGCTGGATATGCTCTGCCGACTGAAGGACCCGAAGACGGACCGGACCGTCCTGACCCTGCTCGACCTGAAGACCGGCGCGAGCGCGGGCGGCGTCTGGCCGGAGACGCGGCTTCAACTGGCGGCGTACCGCTACGCCGAGTTCGTCGGGGTCGTCGGGAACCCGCGACGGTTCGCGATGCCGAAGGTCGAGCGGGTCGCGGTCCTCTGGATCAGGCCCGACAAGGTCGCCCAGGGCTACCGGCTGATCGACTACCCGATCGACGAGGCCGACTTCGAGGCGTTCAAGGCCGCGCTTTCGATCTACCGCTGGAAGAAGGCCCTCGGAAGGAGTCGATCATGAACTCGCCCATCGAGAAGATCACGGAAGGCCTCGACCTGATCGCCGAAGGACTGGCCGAACTCGCCCACTCCTTCCGGGCGATCGAGGCCGGGTCCAGGCCTCAGGAGCGGCCTCAGATGGAGCAGTCGGCGACGATCGAGGCCTTCGACCGGGGAGCCGTAGACGACGGCTTCAGCGTCCAGGCGACGAGCCGTCGGGCGCGGCCCGTCTCCGAGGAGGGCGTCGAGTACGGCCACGAGGCCGTCTGTCCGAAGCATCGCATCCCGTACTCCGACAAGGGACGCGGTCCCTTCTGCTCGGCGAAGTCGGACGAGCCTCGATGGACCTCGGAGAAGGGCTACTGCCAGATCACCCCGAAGTCGGCGGCGGCATGGCTCGCGCAACACGCGGTCGGGCCGTGAGGATCGAGCGGTGTCTCGTCTGCGGGCGGTTCGTCTGGCCGTGGCAGCGTCAGGGCTGGATCGTCGGCGCGGGCCGGTGGCATGGGGAACACCCTCCGTCCGAGGCGGCGCGGATCGCGCTCTACCTGGAGGCTCAGGCGCGGGGGAGGCCGAGATGATCCCGGCCCATCCCGGCGAGTACGAGCCGGAGATGAACGCGGTCTGCGTCGCGCTCCGACTCGTCGTCCAGGACTGCGGACTCGCGCCGGACGACTCGAAGTGGACGATCCGCTGCGAGGTCGGCGACGACGGGACCTTGTACCTCCATCCGATCTTCCCTCTCGATGTCCCGAAGTGGGTCGAGGAGATGTGGACCTTCCAGGAGGGACACGGACTCCCGTCGAACGAGACCGGATGGACCCTGGAGCCGGACCGATGATCTACTCGTGTCAGAAGTGCGGGAACCCGTCGCCCGATCCTCGGCTCCTTCAACACACGACCTCCGACGAGTACCGGACGGGGAAGTGTCTCTACTGTAAGCGGAAGCGCGTCTTCCGCCGGGTCGCGACCGAACCGGCGGGCGAACTCGACGCGGGCGAAGGACGGACCCGGGCCGAACGCGGCATGGCGCGAGCGGCGGCGTCGGAGGGACGCGCGTCGGACTGGAACCTCGCGGCGGACTCCGTGATCCGCGAACTCGCGGCGTCCGGCTCCGAGTTCACGAGCGAAGATGTGACCGCGCGCGTCGGCCTTCCGCTTCGGTCGCCCGGAGCGGTCGGCGCGCGCATGAACGCGGCCTCGAAGAAGGGCTGGATCGCGTGGACGGGGCGGATGTCCCAGGCCGAGAGGCCGAATCAACACGCGGCGGTCCTGAAAGTATGGAAGGGGATCGGGTGGTGAAGGTTCTCGTCACGGGCGATAAGGGCTTCGTCGGGCGGCACACGGTCCCGGTCCTCCGGGCGGCGGGACACGAGGTCGAGGGCTTCGACGCGGCGGACGGTCTCGACCTCCGGGAGGGTCTCTTCGACGCGGCGGAGAGAGTCGATGTCGTCCTCCATCTCGCGGCGGTCGCGCAGTTCGCGGCGGCGGACGAGAACCCGATCCAGGCGCTCGAAGTGAACGCGCTCGGGACGAGGAATGTCGTCCGGGCGTGTGAGGCCTTCAGTCTCCCACTCGTCCACGCCTCGACCGGGTCGGTGTATATGCCGGTCCTCGATGTCCCGATCCGCGAGGATCATCGGCTCTCGGGGAACTCCGTCTACGGGGTCACGAAGCGGATCGCGGAGGCCTATGTCGAGGAGGCGAAGGTCCCGGCGGTGATCCTCCGCTACGCGCATCTCTACGGCCCGGGGAAGATCGGACACGGACTCGTCGGCGGGGTCCTGGGACGGATCGCGATCGGGGAGCCTCCGCTCGTCATGGGCGACGGGAACCAGACGAACGACTTCACCTACATCTCGGACATCGCGGCGGCGAACCTCGCGGCGGTCGAGCGGGTCTACCTCTACCCGGGCGTCCGGGCCTACAACATCGGGACGGGAGTCGAACTGTCGGCGATGGACGCGGCGCGCATCGTGGCGGAGCGCGCGGGCTGGACCGGGCCGATCGAACACGCTCCGCGTCGCGAAGTGGACGCGTCCCGGTTCGCGTTCGATGTGTCGGCGGCGGAGCGCGACCTCGGCTGGAAGGCGCTCGTCCCGTTCTGGAAGGGGATGGAGACGATGCTGAAGGAGATCGAGTGGGCCTCGAAGTAGGAGCCGGGACTCGGGTCTGGCATCCGGAACTCTCGATCCACGAAGACTCCCGGATCGGGGCGAACTGTACGATCCACGCGCCGACCTGGATCGTCGGGACCGTGATCGGGGACCGATGTCGGGTCCAGGCCTTCTGCTACCTCCCACCGGGGACGATCCTGGAGGACGATGTCTTCCTCGGACCGGGCGTGACCTTCACGAACGACGAGTACCCTCCGTCGCCGATCGAGGCGTGGCGCGGCGCGGTCGTCCGGAAGGGCGCGTCCCTGGGCGCGGGCGTCGTCGTCCTCCCGGGCGTGATCATCGGAGCCGGGGCGCGGATCGGCGCGGGCGCAGTCGTGACCCGCGATGTCCCTCCCGGCGAGACGCGGGTCGGCGTCCCGGCTCGGAGGCTCGCGTGACGAGTCGGGCCTTCCGGTCGGTCGAACTCCTGGAGGAGGCGCTCGCGGAGTACGGCGGGAGCCGACACGCCGTCGCCGTGGACTCGGGGACGAGCGCGATCTTCCTCTCCCTCCTCGTCTCGGACATCCGTCTCCAGCGGGTCCGCGTCCCGGCTCGGACCTACATCTCCGTCCCGTTCGCGGTGATCCGGGCGGGCGGTATCCCGGAGTTCGTGGACGAGGAGTGGACCGGACAATGGAGGCTCTCGCCGACGGCGGTCGTGGACTCCGCGCTCCGGCTGCGCCGGGGATGCCACGCACTCGGGACGATGACCTGTCTCTCCTTCCACGCGCGGAAGCGGCTCCCGGTCGGACGCGGCGGCGCGATCCTGCTCGACTCCGCGTACCTCGCGGAACGGCTCCGGCGGCTCCGCTTCGACGGGCGGACCGGCTCCGTCCCGTTCATGAAGGACCGCGTCGAGGAGGTCGGCTTCAACGCATACCTCACTCCGGATCAGGCGTCCCGGGCGCTTCAACTTCTGGAGGCCCTCCCGGACGACCCTCCGGACCTCACTCCGGAATACCCGGACCTTCGCGAGATGCCCGTCTTCAAGGAGGCGTCATGGACAGTCAGTCTTCCGGCGTACTAGAACCGCTCCTCTCGGCCCGCGAGGTCGCCGACTACCTCGGCGTCCATCTGAACACGGTCCACCGGATGATCCTCGCCGGACATCTCCCGGGCTACAAGGTCGAGCGGGACTGGAGGGTCCGGCCCTCGGACCTCTCGGCGTATCTCGCGGAGAGGGCGTACCAGCCTCCAGGACGGCCCACATGACGGTCTTCGGGCGTGAGAGGGTCACGGCCCATCCACGCCGACCGCACCGCTACATCGACGGCGTGTGTCCGTGTGGCGCGGTCGAGGACGAGGTCCGGACGCGGCGCAACCGGAACAACCGGAGCCGGGGGAGTCGGGCCGAACTCGCGGTCGCGCGCGAGTACGGCGGCGAGAAGGTCGGCCCGCTGAACCTCCCGGAGGATGTCCGGGGGAAGTCCTGGAGGACTCAGGTCAAGGTGACGCAGCGTCCCGTCCCGGCGATGTGGGCGAAGTCCTTCCGGGGGATGGACTCCCACAAGGACGAGCGGACGGCCCGGATCATCATCCGTCACACGCGGCCCGGAGCCGGACACGAGGACTTCGTGATCGTCCGGGGGAAGGACTGGCTCGACTGGTTCGGGAGGGACGACTGAGATGATGCGAGCGCGCGACTACGCGGAGGACCTCGCATGGGTCCTGACCCGGCGGACCTCCTGGGAGGGGTCCGAGGTCCAGGGCCTCGCGGAGCGGATGCGACGCGCGCCGCGCTGCTACCTCGGCCTCCACTACCCGTCCTTCAAGGTGGACGGCCACTACGACCCGATCGAGTCCTGGGAGTGCGCCGAGTGCGGGCGGGAGGCCTACCCGGTCCGGATGCGGATCGCGATCTGGTTCTGGACCGTGACGGAGCCGGTCTGGTTCCGCTACTACGAGTGGCGCGAGCGGCGTCGGGAGGACGACGAGTGATCGTCCATCTCACGCCGGAGCGGATGGACCTCGCGTGGACCTGGGCGCACCGCGAGACGCTCCGCGCGTGGAACACGGGCGCTCGACATCGCGTCCCGGAGAAGAGTCCGACGACCTTCGAGGACGATCGGGAGCAGAGGTTCCAGGCGTACTGCGCCGAGAACGGCGTCGCCGATCATCTCCGGCTTCCGTGGCGGACACCGCGCGAGCAGAACGGCTCGACCTCGCCGGATGTCGGCCACAATGTCGGCGTCCGGTGGAGCCGATACGCCGGACCTCACCTTCTGGTCCGGCCCGGGGACCCGGATCGGTTCGTCTTCTTCCTCGTGTCGGGGAAGGCTCCGGAGATGACGATCCACGGATCGGTCCTCGCGTCGCGCGCGAAGTGTCACGAGTACCTGAGGACGGACTGGGGCGATCCTCCGGTGTGGGCGGTCCCGATCGCGGACCTCGTCGTCCCGTGACGCGCTGCGCGGTCGTCTACCCGGGCGTCCGGTTCGAGACGGGCGATCCCGTCCGCTGCGAGGAGCCGAAGGGACACGAGGGTCCTCACTTCCACTCCTTCGCGATGCGGTCCTGGAACCGCTGCGAGTGGTGCGATCGCGGGCGGAAGCCGATCGACGGCTTCCATCAGGTCCCGGACGAGGAGGACGGCGTCGTGACCGTCCGGTGTACGCGATGACCGACGAGCCTCCCGTCTGGCGCGGCTGCGGCTGCGTCTTCCTGCTCGCGCTCGGATTCTGGATCGGCCTCGCGATATGGGCGGGGAACTGGATCGGCGAGTTCCTCCGGAGCGTGACTTGACGCCGGGTGTAGGCTCCCTCCATGAAGCGACGCGGGTCGTTGACCCTCTCTGTTATCATCTTCGCGCAACGACGCGGCGCTTCATCGTGTCTGCGGGTGGACCCCTTCTAGGACTTGTCCTGGGAGGGGTCTTCTCTTGCCCGCCGCAGAACGCAGGAGGGGTCCGAGACGACGGTCTGCGGCTGCGCGGATCACTCCAGGGTATCGGCCTCAGGCCGACCGACACGCGTACCGGGCCGGAGTCCTTCGGGACTGGCGGGTCCTGGACGAGGAGCGTACAGACGGCACCCCGCTCCGTTCGAGTCCAGGTCTACACGACGCCGACGACTGCGATCTCGCACACGGCATCGACTCCGTCTCTCTTCGGAGGGCGGAGTCTGCCTCCCTGCTCCTTCGCTCCGGCATCGTAGGACGGACCCGATGAAGGGCGAGAAGTGGTACGACATCCTCGTCGTCTTCGCGCTGATCGTGAACTCGATCGCGATCCTCGCGATGCTCCTCTACTGGACACGGTGACGAGATGCCCTTCAAGTCGGCCCGACAGAGGCGGTTCCTCTACCTGAAGCATCCGGCGATCGCGCGACGATGGGCGCGCGAGGCGAAGGCGAAGACGAAGCCGAAGCGGAGGAAGAAGTGATCGGGACCTGGGCGATACGGATCGAGGACTGGGACGGAGGCTCCTCGATCGTCGGGAAGGCTCACTTCGTCGAGTCGGAGATCGAGGACCGCGTCGTGACGCGATGCGGGCGACAACTGAAGCGCGAGACGGAGCGCGGGAACCTCGTCTCGGACGACTGGATCGACCGCGTGAAGTGTCGGACCTGTAAGGGTAGGGAGGAGAAGTGACCGACGAAGAAGAAGTGATCGGGCGCTTCCTCGACGACGAGGCGCTGACCCTGGAACTGCTCGACAAGGAAGGACGCGTCACATGGACCTCGAAGGCCTCCAGTCCCGACGGAACAACTGGTCCCGAGTCCGGGACCCGCTCCTCGTCGCGATCCTCGACCTCGTCCCGGAGCCGACCCTCTCGGACGCCGAAGGTCTCCCGCATTGGCGCTGCTCCGACTGCGGCGCTCCCTGCTTCTGCTCGATCCCGTACACGCTCCATCGCGACTGCGGGCGACAGGACGCGTCCTGGGTCGGTGTGGGGGAGCCTCCACGACCTATCCTGCCGGGGGAAACCCTGCTCCTGTCGTCGAGGCCCGATCCTGCTCGTCCATCCGTAGACGAGATCGCGTTCGGGGAATAAGTCCGGCGCATCCCCCCGGTGCGTCGCGAGGGTAGGTCTCGTGAGCCTTCGTGTCCGGTCCCTGAAGCCGGACCTCGAACCTAGCGGAGGTCCCTCAGCGGCGGCGTCTCGCGCGTCCTGAGGTCCCGGAGTTCGGGGTCTCGACGGAAGAACTCCTCGCGCTCCCGCTCGTGGAGGATGGAGTGATCCTCCCTCAGCGTCGCGAGCGTCGTCAGATGCTCCCGGCCCTCCAGGTTCCGGACGCCGTGGAACTCGATCAGGTGGCGGACGAGTTCGGCCTTCTTCACGCGGCCTCCTCCGGCGCGTCCGTCACGACGCGGCGATGCTGCGCGGCGTACCGCTCGACCTCGCGCTCCGTGACGGTCCAGGCCCATCCGATCTTCCGCGCGCGGAGCGAGCCGTTCCGAATCTGCCACCGGAGCGTCGAGGGCGACAGGCCCAGGCGCGCTCCGGCCTCCCTGAGGGTCATGTTCCTCTTCATGAGTTCTCCTTCTTCGGTGTGACCTCGACGGCCTTCGACCCGGCGATGACCTCCCACTCGTACAGTCTCCAGACGAGGCGCTCGTCCGCGTCGCGCTCCGACCCGACGCCTCTGATCCAGATGTTCGTCTCTCCCTGGTGGGGGAGCCGGTGGCCGTGGAGTCGATTACACGAGACCTTCTGCGGGCTATGGCCGGGGATGACCCGGCGCGATCCACAATGCCGGGACCGCCCGTAGTTCCGACCCCACCGGCTCACTTCATCCTCCGGATCAGGGTCTCGACCTGATCGAGGGTCCGGGGATACCCGGCGGGCGTCGTGAAGGCGTCCCGGACCTTCTCCAGGGTCACGGCGCGCTCCGCTGCGAGTGCGGCTCGGACGAGATAGCGTCGGTCCACTTCGGACATCCGCGTCCCGTCCCTGAAGAGGTCGAGGAGGCGCTCGGCTTCGGGCGTCATCGGTATCCCCTCCGGCGCTGCGTCGCGAGGGCGGCGCGGTTCAGACGCTTCGTCTCGGCGTCGATCTTCCGGTTCCGCTCGGAGACGATCCGGTCTTCCAGGGTCCCGGCCTGTACGATCTGAGAGGGCGAGAGGATGACCGTCCGGTTCGTCTTCGAGACGGTCCCGTCCTCGTCGAGACGGACCTGATCGAAGACTCCGGCCTTCACGGTTCCTCCGGCGATGAACCGGACCTGGAGGAGTCGATGGGTCCAGGTTCGGGTCGGACTCCAGCCGTATCCCTTCTTCGCGGCTCGCGTCTTCACGAAGTAGACCTCCCCGACCTTCATCGAGGAGAGGAGGTCGTTCGCCTCCTCCGGACTGCTAGGTGTGATCCACATCTGACGGCGCTCCTTATGTTCTGCTATCGGACTCGGCGAGCCGAGGCCTTGACGACGACGCCTCCCTCGTGGAACTCGACGAGATGCTTCGCGTCGATGGCGTCGAGGGCTGAGACATCCCAGGTCCTCTTCTGACCGTCTGCGAGTTCGTAGTCCACGCGGTAGGTCTTCAGGTTGACGAGTTCGCGTTCGGTGTTGTTCATGAGAGGGACTCTACACGAGACCGTGTAGGTCTGTCAAGCGGTAGGCGCGCGAAGTGTTGCGCGCCGTCACCACTTCCTAGAGGACGCCTCCGAAGCGGGGGTCCTCGTCCCAGGCGAGGTCGTACCCGCTGAGGTCCGACTTCGCCTCGGCTAGGGTCGAGGTCGAGATCGGCCACGAGGCCGCTCCAGAGACTCCAGGACGGCTCTCGGCCCACTCCCTGAAGGCGACGGCTCGACGCTGCGTCGAGAAGTAGTACGAGACGGCTCCCCCGGTGTTCCTCCAGGCGTCCGAGGAGACCTCGACGATCCAGAACTCGCGGCTCATGATTCCTTCATCCTCTCGTGATCCTCGGAGGCGGGCCAGTCCACGAGCCGACCGACGGCTCGGACGACGGCGCGTCCGGAGTTGTAGTCCGCGAGCGTGTCCGCGTTGTGATCGCCGTAGCGGTAGGAGTCCATCAGGTGATCGGCCTCCCACCGGAGACGCGCGAGGAGCGCGTCCGACGGGTCCCGGATCACGACGGCGCGGTGGAGGTCCATCATCGCGAGCAGGGTCAGGCGTGGCTCGTCCTGGACGGCCTCCGCTCCTTGTCCCCATCCCGTCCCGTCCATGAAGAACGACAGGCGGGCGGGGACGCGGATCGTCCTCCGCGTGGAGTGCGTCCAGCGCGCTCCCGAGTAGTTGTTCCCAGTCCGGCGGGTCATCGGAGGGTCCCGACGATCTGCCACGGCTCGACCGTGACGAAGACCGGCTCGTCGCCGTTCTCCAGGGCGGAGACGAGGTCCTGGGCGGGCCGGTGATCGACGGCGATCAGGACGCGTCCGACCTGGACGCTCCCGGTCTCGCCGACCTCCGGGTCGGCCTGTCCCTCGAAGAGGACGACCGATCCCTCGTCGCGATGGACGGCGGTGATCTCGTAGCGGTTCATCGTGGCGCTCCTATCTGCTTCAGGGTCCAGGAGAGGATCGACTGGGCCTCGGCCTTCCGGATGTGGTGGTTCCAGACGCTCGAACCTTCCGGCGTGAAGACGCTCGTCCGGCTCGCGATCGCCCGTCCCCCGCTCTCCACATGGACCCATACCTCCAGGCCCGCGAGACGCTTCGGCGCGGCTCCGGCCTCGTAGCAGTCCAGGGAGGCGGCGTGACTGAGCCGGACCTCTCCCCATCCCCCGCGCTGAATCTCGGCGACGATGTAGGCCTTCATCGGGGGACCTCCACGCGGAACCGGCGTCCGGCCCACTTCGCGATCCGGTCCTGGGCTTCGCTCAGGCTCCGGGCGCTCTCGTGGCGGTTTCCGTTCGGCTTCGTCTCGCCGGGAGTCGTCCACTCGTAGATCGTGAAGTCCGAGTACGGGACCTCGCGGATCGTGAGGATCGAGTCCTTCGCGCTCGCGGGGCGTCCGAGGATGCTTCCGAGGACGGTCTCGCGGTGGAGGAACCGGGCGTCCCATCGCCCGAGCGGGAGCCGTCCGGCGGCGACCCGCTGCCACACGGGGTCCTTCTCGTAGAAGACGACCTCGGCGGCGGTAGTGGTTGTCTGGCGCTTCATTGTCTGCTCCCTAGATGTCCCGGCCCGCGTAGAACGCGGCCCGGACTGCTTCGCGGCTGAAGTGGACTTCCTGGCCGTTGTCTCGGAGGATCGTCGCGAAGTTCCGACCTCCGATGGCCTTCAGCGTGTCCTCGTCGTCCCAGTACGCGGGGACGAGGATGTAGGCGGCTCCGCGCGAGCCGGTGATCAGGAAGTGTCCGTTGACCTTCGAGATCGAGTAGTGGCGCTTCGTCGTGTTGTTCATGTGAGCATGGTACACGAGGTCGTGTAGGCCTGTCAAGTACCCTGGAGATGAATCGTTGCGCGGTGTCAACACTTCGTCAGGCCTCCCGGATCGCGGCGCGGGCGATCCTCTGAACCTTCCGGATGACCGGCGAGAGAAGGTCCGAGCCGAGGTCCAGGTCGTGACGCCTCTCGAAGCGGTCGAACCAGTCCTCCCACTCGACCCGGCCCGTGTCGGGGTCGAGGTCCCATCCCTCCGCCGCGAACTCCTCGATCTCGGCCCGGATGTCCTCGACCTGGGCGGTCGTCTCGATCGTCCTCATCGCGAGCCGTCCACTTCCGCGAGCCGGTCGATGAGGTCCTCGACGGAGGCGAACTCGCCCTCGACCCTGGACGCGAGCGGGCCTTCGGCCTCGACGACGATCCGGGTCGGCGTCCAGACGGTCACATGGGCGTCCAGGAACCGCGCGACTCCGAAGGTGACATTCCGGACCTTCCCTCCGCGCGGGAGGTCCTGGAGGCCCGCGATGACGCCGTAGGGCGCGCTCCAGTAGCGGCGGCGCTCCGTGAGATGGGCGACGATCGCGGCCTGGACTGCTTCGCGCTCGCTCACCATCGGACCTCCGGCGGGACGCGCTTCGCGCACTCGCTCCCGACTGGGAACCATCCCTGGGATCGCGGGTCGTTCATGGCGGCGTCCAGGTCGCGGACCGGGTCGATCGTCCCGTCCGTGAGGAGATGGATCGAGGTCCCCCGCTCGACCGCGTCGGCGGTCATCCCGCGTCCGCAGACGAAGCACTCGTCCGGGAGGTTCCGTCGGTTCGCGGCGCGGTTCCGCGCGCGGACCTGGGGGTCCTTCTGGAGGTCGGAGGCCTTCAGGATCGGGGTCAGGTCGTAGGCCGGGGCGACGACGCGTCCCGTCGCGCCTGACTGATCCCACTCGATCGTCACATGGCCGCTCCGCCCGTCATGGTTCACGACGACGCGGACGATCGTTCCGGTCCAGCCGGAGCCGTTGCGTCGGACTCGCGTCCCTGGGCGCGCTTCGCGCCACGCGGGGAAGGTGACGGGACCGCGAGTCATCGGGTCTCGACCTTCACGATCCGGGCGACCTTCGGGTCGGAGGCGAAGATCGTCACGGTCATCTCCTCAGGAGTGACCTCGATCTCGCCGGGGCGGTACTTGCGAACTCGGACGAGGTCCTGGTTCACGAGACCGTCTTCCCATCCCAACCAGGAGATCAGGAGGACCGGCTGCTGCTTCGTCGTGCGCTTCATGTGAGAATCCTACCTGACCTCGTGTAGTCTGTCAAGCGGTAGCGGGGAGGATCGTTGCCTCCCCGCACCACATCTTCAGGACTCGTCCCAGGTCGGCTCGTACTCCCCCGCGTCCTCGTTGAACTGGAGGTCCGCGTGATCCTCGTCCTCGATCCGGATCATGTAGACCACATGATCGAGGACCTTATCGTCCGGTCCCTCGAAGGAGCAGTCCCGGCCTCGGCACTTCGTCCAGGGCTTCATCGGAGCGTCCCGGTCGCGCGCTGGATCGCGCGGAGCAGATGCCAGAACTTCGGCGCGTCTCCATCGACGGCCAGATAGACATCGGCGAGCATGAGGGCTTCGTCCTCACTCCGGGCGTAGGTCGCGCCCGGGAGGATGTTCGCGAACCCGCTCTCGTCCAGGACGCGCCACACGACGGACCATTCCGTCCCGATGCGTTCGTGTCCGGGCTTGATCGTGAGGCCCGCGTAGCGGACGGTCACGGCGGGGAGTTCGGGTCGGGCTTCCATTGTCGTCATCTCCTGGCGCTTCATCGGTACTTCTCCCAGTTCCGCCGCATGGCGGCGAGTCGTTCGTCCGAGATGTAGCAGCAAGTCTCGTCCGCGCGGATGTGACGGCCCTCGCGGGCGCATCGGCTCAGATGTCCGGCGGTGAGGCGCTCCATCGCGGCCTCGTGTTCCGGCGTCCCCCAGGAATCGACCGGGCTAGTGTCGCGCTTCATCGTTGGCTCCTCTACTTCGTGAAGTCTTCGAGGTCGATGTCCAGACCGGCCCGGACCTTCGCCCGGATGTGTTCGGCGCTGGACCTCGTCTCGGTGAAGATGCGGGTCCGTCGTCCGTGGGCGTCGGTCCCGGAGATGCTGAATCCGTCGCGGCCTCGGTAGACCTTCGGGCGGATGGAGAGGCGGGCCGTCATCGGACGACCTCGACCTCGCGTGGGCTGAAGAAGCCCGCGCTCCGTGAGACGCGCTTCTGGTCGTCCCACTTGACCTCGACGAGACCGCCGAGTTCGCCTTCGGAGGCGACGATGCGGACGATCGTTCCGCGACGACCGGAGAAGTGAAGGCTCCGGACCTGGGCGCCGACCTGGAAGTCGGCGGGAAGGGAAGTGAACATGAGAGGAATATACACGAGGTCGTGTAGCGTGTCAAGTACCCTGGACGAAGAATGTTGCCCGGAGTCACCACTTCTTCGCGGAGGCCGGATCGTCTACACTCCCTCGAACTGAGGACGGAGAGACGGAGTGGACGCGCTGATCCTCTCGAACGCGCTCGACACGAACGGCCAGAACGCGCGGTATGTCCGGGCCTCGGAGCGATGGGGCAACGACCCGGATGTCGTTCGCGCGCTCGCGCTCGGCTCCTACGATCCGGCGGCGGTCATCGCGCGCTTCCAGTTCGCCGCCGAGAAGTTCGGGAACATCGCGATCCGGTCGGCCCATCGCTCGACACACATCTATCAGTCGATGCCACACGACATCATGTGGACGGCCTCGTCTCACGAGATGGTCCGGCGTCTCGCGATGGAGGCCGACATCCTCCATCTGAACAACTCCTGGAGACCGCTCCAGAGACTCCGGCTGAAGCGAGACGCTCCGCCGATGCTCCTCCATCATCACGGCTCCCTCTTCCGCTCCGACCCGCGCGGGATGCTGGACTGGGCCTACCGGAACCGGGCGCTTCAGGCGGTCTCGACGATCGACCTACAACACGCCGCGCCGGATGTCCTCCATTGGCTCCCGACGGCCTACGACATCGGCGCGCTCGAAGCGTTCGGTCGCGAGCATCGGCGCGAGCCGGACGGTCGCGTCCGGGTCGTGACCTGTCCGACGAACCGCGAGATCAAGTCCACGGCGACGCTCGAAGCGGCGGTCCGTCGGCTCGCGGACGAGGGCCTCGACATCGACCTCGTCGTCGTCGAGGGTCTCCGGTGGGAGGAGGCGCTGAAGATCAAGGCGACGGCGGACATCTACTTCGATCAGGTCCTACTCGGGGTCGGCTGTAACGCGATCGAGGCCTGGGCGATGGACATCCCAGTTATCGCGGGCGCGGGACCCTGGACCCTGGGACAGATGGAGCGGACCTGGGGCGACATCCCGTTCCGACAGGCGACGGAGGAGACGATCGGCGACGCAGTCCTCGACCTCGCGGTCCATCCGAAGAAGCGGGAGTCCTGGGCGAAGAAGGGGAAGGCCCATGTCCTCCGCTTCCACGACGAGCGGCCCGCACTCGCCCGACTCGCCGAACTGTACGGGCGGACACTCGCGCACCGGACGGAGAGGGCGGACTATCCGGAGGTCGTGGCCGTGACCTTCACGGCCCAGGTCCCATCGCTCCGTCTCGGGAACCAGCGGTTCGACTTCGCATCGGGTCCGGTCGTCATCGCGAATCCGTTCACCGCGAACCGGCTCCGGAACTACGCGCTCCGACATCCGTCGGACGGGATACGGGAGGTCGCATAGTGGAAGGCTTCATCATGATCGTCGTCGCGGTCCTCGTCGCGCTCCTGATCTGGCGCTGGCTCTCGGGTCGGCGATGACACCGGATCAGCGGCGGCTCGTCGCGCTGCGTCGGCTCGCGACCGATCCGTCCGCGACAGAGAACGAACGACAGGTCGCGGAGACGAAGGCGTCGGAACTGGAGACACGGGGCGTCCGGCTACCTCCGCCTCCGCCGCGTGCTCCGGTCGCTCCTGCGCCGGAGGCGTGGCCGATGGGATGGGGCGGGACGACGACGGGGACCTGGACCTCGTCCGGCACGACGAACCTCCGAGGACCCTTCGGCTTCAAGGTTCGGATCATCGTCGGGACGACGCGCTTCGATGGCTAGGCGGCATTGGACCTACAAGGGCGAGCGTCGTCGGCGGGCGGTCTTCCGCCGGGACAACTGGGAGTGTCAGGTCCGGGGTCCCGGCTGCGTCGGCGTCGCGACGGAGATCGACCATCGCATCCCGCGCAGTCGCGGCGGGACGGAGGAGATGGGGAACCTCCGGGCCGCGTGTGGTCCGTGTAACCGGCGGAAGGGCGCGCTCCTTCTGCGCGGGGACGGACCCGATGGTCCGACTCGGACGAGGCCGTTCTTTAGCGAGGCGGCTCCCGCTGGAGAGGCCTTCCGAACAATCTCTCCCCAGGCTCGACGCCGTGAGTCGCGATGGGCGACGGCGGCGCGCGACTACACGCGGCGGAACCGTGGCGCTGACTGACGCGATCGCGCGACCGAAGCGCGGCGTCCAGGTCCCGCGCATCGCTCCCCCGCGTCCCGCGCGGAGCCTGATCCGCGAGTTCCGGAAGGTCGCGACCGAAGCCGGGATCGTCCTCATGAAGTGGCAGGACACCGCCGCGACTTACCTCTGCGCGCGCGGTCCGGCGGGCTGGATGTTCCGCGAGATCGCGGTCGTCGTCGCGCGGCAGAACGGGAAGACCGAACTCCTCGTCCCGCGCATCCTCCTCGACCTGAGGGCGGGGAAGCGGGTCATCCACACGGCGCAGAACCGGACCCTCCCCCGGGAAGTCTTCCTCCGGGTGGCGTCCCTCCTGGACCTCGACGAGACGAAGTTCGTCCGCTACGCGAACGGCCAGGAGATGATCATGATGTCGAACGGCGGGTCCTACCGGATCGTCGCTCCTCAGCGGGGCGCGCGCGGACTGACCGGCGATACCCTGATCTTCGACGAACTGCGCGAGTTCGAGGACTACGACATCGTCGGCGCAGCGGGTCCGACGCTGACGGCGTCGCCGGACCCTCAGGTCATCTACCTGTCGAACGCGGGCTACGACTCGTCGGTCGTCCTGAACGATCTCCGGCGGCGGGGCGAGACCGGCGGCGACGGGGACCTCTGCTACCTGGAGTGGAGCGCGGACCCGGACCGTCCGGCCCAGGACCGGCGCGGGTGGGCGGAGGCGAACCCGGCGCTCGGGACGATCATCTCCTGGGACTTCCTGGAGCATCAGTACCGGACCCGGCCTCCGGCGATCTTCGAGACGGAGCATCTCTGCCGATGGACCGCGTCATCGAACCCGACGCTCGTCTCGATCGGCGCATGGGCCTCGTGTCAGACGAAGATCACGGAGGACCCGGTCCGTCCCTCGATGGCCTTCAACATGGACCCGTCCGGGAAGCGCGCGTCGGCGGCGATGTCCTGGACGATGACCGACGGTCGGGTCGCGCTCGTCGAACTGGAGGAGGCGACGGGGGACCCGATCGCGGTCGAACTGCTCGGCGCGCGGCTGAAGGAACTCGCCCGGACGCATCGCGCGCGGCGCGTCGCCTTCGCGTCCTGGACCGATAAGGACCTCGCGCGCTATGTCCCCCGGGCCGAGGCGCTCGACGGGAAGGACTTCGCGAACGCGTCCGAGAACTTCGCGCGGCTCGTGGCGCAGGGTCGGCTCGCATGGGAGTCGGCGGACCACATCTCCGAGGACCTCGCGTGGACGGCGCGGAAGCCTCACGAGTCGGGCGCATGGCAAGCCGTCCCAGTCAATCAGGAGCGGGCGGTGACATCCGTCCTCGCGGCGATCCGCGCGGTATGGTTAGCGTCGGCTCCTCGACCTCCCGTTCCGAGGATAGGTTAGAGATGGGACTTCTCTCGCAACTGGCCGAACTGTTCATCCCTCCTCCGGCAGAGGAGCAGATGCGCGTCGTCAACTCCGAGGACTTCATCCTCGCGAACGAAGCGAGCGCGATCGACGATAACTACCTGAACTTCGTCGCGATGCTCACGGCGCGACGGAACGGCGGGTCGTACCGCGTCCCGTCGGTGGACGAGGCGCTCGGCGTCCCGGCGGTGTGGGCGGCGACGACCCTCATCGCGAACACGGTCGGCTCGCTCTCGATGGAGGCCTACCGGAGCGGCGTCCTCCTGGAGCCGAAGGAGACGCCGAGGCTGATCCAGAGGCCGAACCCGTTCACGACTCCGCGCGAGTTCTACCGGGACACGGCCTACTACCTCGCGACGCGCGGGGAGGCGTGGTGGTGGATACCGACCCGGGACACGGACGGCTCGGCGCTCGCGCTGTACCCGATCCCTCCCTGGGAAATCAGCGTCGAACCGAACGGTCGGAACCGGCTCCGTCCGACGATCAAGTGGGGGAAGGAGACCGTCGCGAACGAGGACCTCCGACATCTGACGATGATCCGGGGGAAGGACGGGCGCGGGGTCGGCCCGCTCCAGAAGTGCGGCTCGGCAGTCTCCGTCACGGTCGAGGCGCAGGACTGGGCGGCGAACTTCTTCTCGGGGAACCTCCCGTCGATCATCGGGACGACCGATCAGGACCTCGACGAGGGGGAACTGAAACTGCTCGACAAACAATGGGCGGAGAAGGCCGGGAACCTCCCGCGCTGGATGACTCAGGGGATGAAGATCGCGCCGTCGCCGATCTCGCCCGAGACGGCGCAACTGACGGAGGCGCGGAACCATCAGATCGGGGAAGCGGCTCGGATGTTCTCGATGCCCGGGGCGCTCCTGGAGTTCCAGATGGGCGGCTCGTCGATCACCTACCAGAACCAGCAGGACATCTGGTCCGACTTCCAGCGGCGGTGTCTCTCGCCGAACTACCTGGAGCCGATCGAGCAGGAGATGACCGACCTCCTCGTCCGCTCGACGACCGCGCGCTTCAACCTGAAGCAACTGCTCCGGGCCGACGCGAAGACACGCTTCGAGGTCCACAAACTCGCGATCGAGGCGGACATCTACGACTCGGAGACGGCGGCTCGCGAGGAGGGCTACGCTCCGGGATCGGTGGACTTCGCTCCCGTTCCGTTCGCGGTCCCTCAGGCGGTCCCGGCGCTGATCCCGACGATGACCCGCTCGGAGGCTCCGCTCCAGGACCTCCGGTGTCCGAAGTGCGGGTGGCTCGCGGGCCGCGTCGCAGGGCGGGCGGAGATCAAGTGTCGGCGCTGCGGGAAGATCGTCGAGGCGGCATGAGATGAACAACCAGATCACGATCACGCGCGGGGATGACCGGGAACTGGAACTGACCCTGACCGACGGCGGCGGCGCGCCGATCGACCTGACCGGGGCGTCCCTCTGGTTCACGGTGGAGAACCTCTTCCAGAAGACACTCGCCGACGGGATCGCGGTCTCGGCTCCGTTGACCGGAGTCGCGATCATCTCCATCGAGGCCGGAGACACTTCAGGCTCTCCGGATCGTCGAGTAGCCTATCCCTACGATGTCCAGGTTCGGACTTCGCTCGGGAAGACGAAGACTCCCATCCGGGGCGTTCTCGTCGTGAAGCCTGACATAACGGAGGACTGACGGTGGCGGCAGGAACCTGGACCCTTCCGGACTCGGCTCGAACGGACCTACTGAACGGGACCTTCGACATCGACTCCGACACATGGAAGATGGCGCTCTTCCTCTCGTCCTCGAACATCGGGGCGGGATCAACGACATACGCGGCGCTCACGAACGAACACGCGAACAACAACGGCTATACGACAGGCGGGATCACGATCGCGCTGAACCTGTCGGGGACGACGAGCGTGAAGATCGACATCACGACGGACCCGGTGTGGACCGCGTCCGGCGGGTCGATCACGGCGCGCTTCGCAGTCATCTACGAGAGCGGCGGGCGGGTCCTCTGCTACTGCCTACTCGACTCGACTCCGGCGGATGTGACCGCGACGGACGGGAACACCCTCACGGTCGCCGCGCATACGAACGGCGTCGCGACTCTGGCCTAACCTGAGGGAGGGATAGCCTCCCGTGGCAATCGGAGCGGGCGCGGCTGGCGCATGGGCGGCAGTCAACGCGACGACGCAGACGGTCACCCTGCCGACACACGCGGCGGGCGATCTCCTCCTGCTCATCGCGGCGTGTAAGGCGTCCACGATCGACTCTGCCGATCCGACGATCACGACTCCGGCGACGGGCTGGACGAGGATCGGGACCTTCGCGGACGGGTCGGTCAACGCGGGGAACGGCCTCGGCTCCGTCCGACAGGCGATCTTCTACAAGATCGCGACCTCGTCTTCTGAGACGAACCCGGTCGTCACATGGGGCGGGAGTCAGACGGCGGCACCGGGGATCGCGGTCGCGCAGTCGTTCACGAAGGGCGGCGGGGAAGTCTGGAAGATACCCGTCGCGGTCCAGGCGGCGACGAACAACGCGACCTCGATCTCGGTCACGATGGGATCGAACCCGGGGATCATCGCGGGGGACTGGGGCGTCATCTTCCACACGACCCGGGATGACTCCGCGCTGACCGTCCCGTCCTGGACGGCGACGGGGACGACGCTCGCAGCGGTCGTCGAGTACCCGGGGACCGCGATCGCGACCGGGACCTCGAACGATATGGCGGGCGACTCGGGCTACCGATCGGTCACATCCGGGACGGCGTCTGCGGCTCCGGTCGTGACCGGGACGCAGGGCGCAGCGGAGACCGGCGTGACGGCCTTCGTCCGGCTCCGGGTGGAGACGGCGGCTCCGCAGACGGCGACCCCGTCCACGGTCTCCCTCACGATCACGACTCACGCGCCGACGGTGTCGGTCCCGAACAATGTCACGGTCACTCCGGCGACGGCGAGTCTCACGATCTCGACGCACATCCCGACGGTGTCCGCTCCGAGGCTCGTCACTCCGGCGACGGTCGCGCTGACGATCTCCGGCCTCGCGCCGACCGTCTCGACTCCGAGGCTCGCGACTCCCTCCACGGCTTCGCTCGTCGTCACGACTCACGCGCCGACCGTCTCGACCTCGGCGAACCAGACGGTCACTCCTGGAACCGCTTCGCTCATGGTGACGGGCTTCGCTCCGACCGTCACGGCCTCGGCTCACCAGACGGTCACGCCGGGGACGGCCTCTCTCGCGGTGACGGGCTTCGCGCCGACGGTCACGGCGTCCGACCATAAGACCGTCGTCCCGACGACACGGGACCTCACGGTCTCAGGCCACGCTCCGACCGTCACGGCCTCGAACAACCAGACGGTCGTCCCGGGGACGGCGGCGCTCACGATCACGACACACGCTCCGAGCGTCGGGCAACCAGTCCAGGTCACGCCGGACACGCGGGCGCTCACGGTCACGACTCACGCGCCGACGGTGACGGCGACGGCGCATCAGACCGTCACGCCGGGGACCGTGGCGCTCGTCCTCCAGGGCTTCGCGCCGACCGTCACGACTCCGAGGCTCGTCACCCCGACGACGCGGGCGCTCGTCCTGACGACCTTCGAGCCGACGGTGACGATCGGCGCTGGAGGGACGGAGGTCGTCCCGGGGACGGCGGCGCTCGTCCTGACGACCTTCGCTCCGACCGTCGGACTCGGCCCGCTCGTCGTGACTCCTGGGACCCGGGCGCTCGTCCTCACGCGCTACGCGCCGACGGTCTCCGTCTCGGCGGAGGGGATGTTCGGCTCGATCGGACCCTTCGACCCGACACACGGCGGCGTCGGCCCGAGCGGTCCCGGGATGGGCGGCGGGATCGGTCCTCATCAGCATACGGTCGGCGAACTCTCCCAGTCGGGGATCATCCGAGGCGAGATCGAAGGCTGAAGAAGTGTTGCGTCCGCGCAACATCTGAGGCGCATATCGCTTGACAGGTCTACCCGACCTCGTGTATCGTTCCTCTCATGAACACAACACCGCGAACGATCAAGGCTACGGGCGCTCGTGGCGGCTTCGCCTCCGAGGGCGCGGTCCGGCAGAACGGCGGCTCGCTCCCGATCTACATCTGCTCCGAGTGCGGCGCGGATGTCGTGTGGGTCGAGTCGAAGCGAACCGGGCGGAAGTACCTCGCGAACATCTCCCGCGCGTACAACGGCGGGCGGTTCTACATCGGAGCGAACATCCACCAGGACGACCCGACCGACCCCCGGACGAAGTCCTACTTCGCGGCGCTGGAGGGCGACGGGGCCGAGGCTCAGGCCGAGGGCTTCGTCCCGGCCACGATCAACGGCCTGACTCCGGCAGAGTGGACCGAATATCAGGAGATCAAGGCGCAGAAGCGCGGCCTCGTAGACGCCTACGACGCGGCGACGACTGACGAGGAGCGGGCCGAGGTCCAGGCGAAGATCGACGCGATGACGGCGTCGAATCCCTGGGCTTCCTACCTGAAGTCGAGCGAGACGATCGTCGCGACCTTCATCCGGGACCGCGAGCGATGAAGTCGAACTACGACTACCGGCGGGCCGGGATCGAGTGGGCGCTGAAGGCGCTCCGGGTCCGGGGCGGGCGGAACCAGAGACACGCGATCCGCGACGAGAAGACCTACTACTGCGGGCAGCGGCGGACGAAGACGGAGGTCCCGGCGACGATCTCGCAGCGGCCTCGTTGCGCGGAGTGCGTCCGGGCCGCGCGGGAGCAGCCTATGTCGTGACAGACGCTACGGAAGACGCAGACGGAAGGAAGCGCCGATCTATGACACGGGACATCCGTCCCCCAGGAACGATCACCCTCGAAGACCTGAAGTCACTCGTCGATCCCCCGCAGAAGGGGACGCGGGCGACGGATCAGGAAGTCCACGAGGCCGCAGTCAAGGCTCTTGACGGTATGCGCGGGATGAGTCTCGCGACGAAGCGTCGCGTCGTCCGGCGCGCGCTGAAGATTCTCTCGGCGTGAAGGTCGTCGAGTACGGCGTCCAGGAGGTCCCTCGCGGGCTTCCTGGACTCCGGGGAATCTTCGTCGGCGGCTGCGTGGATCGCGGCGTCGGGAGTTCGTTCCGGGCGCGGGGACACGCGCACAACCGGCGCGGGGACTCGAACCTGGGATGGGTCTGTATCCGCTCCTCGAAGCGCGTCTTCACGGCGCGCGGGTGGCCGACCCGTCTCCTCTGGCACGAGTACGCGCACATCCTCACGCCGGGACACGGCCACGACGACAAGTGGCGGGAGGCGATGCGGTTCCTCCGACAACCGATCCCGGCCCGCTATCAGCGGAGACGGACGCCGATGTAGGATCAGGACAGGCCGGGGCGAGCCGTCGGCGCTGCGCGATGCGGCGGTGGGTCCGAACCCTCGGGACCGATCCGTCCTTCGGGACTGGATCGGGGGCCATGACCCCCGGCCTCTAGACACGCGCCGACGCGATCGGCTACTCTCGCGGCGAACTGAAGTACGACCGACGCAGGACCTCAGAGTCCGTCGGGATACGGAAGGCCTCCGAGCCTACGCGCTAGGAGGTCTTTCTCTATGGCAGACGAAGAGACAGTCGATCTCGAACCGCGAGAGACTGACGCGGTCGAGGCAGAGGTCCAGGTTCGCGACGCGGCTCTCCGCGAGGTCGAGTTCCGGATCATGCCGTGGAACACTCCCGTCAATACGGTCTTCGGGCCGGAGGAGTTCGACCGTGGAGCCTTCGCCGAAGTCGATCCGAAGAAGGTCCTTCTCATGGGACCGGAACACGAGGCCCACTTCGGCGTCGGCCAGGACGGGAAGCCTCGTCTCACTCGGCGTCCGATCGGGCGGGGGAAGTGGCTGGAGGAGCGCGACGACGGGGCCTACATGGGCTTCCGAGTGGCGGCGACTCAGGCCGGGGACGAGTACCTCGTCCTCGCTCAGGAAGGGGTCATCGACTCGGCCTCGGTCGAGTTCGTGGAGCGTCTAGGCGGGACTCGCTTCACGATGAAGAACGGGAGGCGGCACAAGGTCCACGCGCGGGTCGATCTCCCGGCAGTCTCGCCCACATACCGACCGGCCTATCCAGGCGCGGCGGTGATCGCAGTCCGCTCGGCGGAGGAGGAAGAGGAACCGATGGCAACCACAACGAAGGGTCTCCAGGAGGACCCGGCTCCTGAGCCGACTCCTCCCGACGAGCCTCAGGAGCCGGAGAAGGTTCCGGAGGGCGTCCAGGCCCGCTCGATCCAGGGCTACTTCGACCGCATGGACGCGAGCCTCGCGGACTTCGCGGACAAGTTCGTCTCCCGGCTGGAGTCCGTCGAGGAGCGGACCCGGTCCCAGTTCGTCGTACCTGGGATCGAGGACGCCGGACCCGAAGTCTCGATCGGCGAGTGGACGAAACTCGTCTTCTCTCTGCTCTCCGGGGATCGCATCCCTGAGGCGCAGATGCGGACCGTCGCGGACCTGATCACGCCGGACAACGCGGGCGTCGTCCCGGAGGCCTTCATCTCGGAACTGCGCGGCGTCATCGACCCGAGCCGTCCCTTCATGGAGTCCACGCGGAAACTGCCGACGCCGACCTCCGGGACCTCGATGCGAGTCCCGAAGATCACGCAGCGTCCGACCGTCGCGGAGCAGGACCCCGAGAAGGAAGAACTCTCGTCTCAGAAGACGATCATCACTTCCGACACCTTCGAGATGAAGACGAAGGGCGGAGTCGGGGACCTGTCGCTTCAACTCCTGAAGCGGTCCGACCCGTCGTTCCTCGACCTGTATGTCCGGCTTCTGGCCGAGGCCTACGCGATCGAGACCGACGACGAGGCGGTCCACGAACTGATCGACGCGGTCGGTTCGGTCGGAGCGGCGAACCCGATGGACCCGGAGAACCTCGCGCTCGGCGCGTCGTTCCAGACTTCGTTCGACGCGATCCGTCGGCCTCCGGACACGATCTGGCTCTCGACCGAAGCGGTCGGCGAGTTCATCGACGCGAAGGCGACCGGCACGAACGCGCCACTCTACCCGGGCCTTCAGGCCTCGGCGACGGCGGCGGGTGGGATCACGGGGACGATCTCCGGACTCCGGCCCGTTCATGTTCCGGCGCTCGACGCTCACGGGGCCTACGCGATCGTCGGACCGTCGTCCGGCTTCGCATGGGCGGAGGACGGGACCTACACCCTCCAGGTCGATGTCCCGGCCCGCGCGGGTCGCGATGTCTCGATCGTCGGGATGGTGTGGTTCGTTCCCTGGTATCCCGACGCGTTCTCTCTCTACAATGTGGCCTCCTAACGGGGACTACTGAGTAGAGGTCGAACCTCATGGCATGGCCTACGGCGGCGGACCTGAAGAAGAGACTCGACATCCCATCGTCCGACTGGGACGGTCACATGGAGAGGCTCGTCGAAGGGTCCGTCGCATGGGTCAAGGCCCAGGTCGGGGACTGGGACGAGGAGACTGACACGCCGGACGCGGCGCTCGCTCAGGCGGCGCTCGAACGGGCGGTCGAACTCGCAACGAACGGGGAGCAGGAGGAGCCGCGCGCCGTCTCGAAGGCGCGCGCTCTCCTGTACGGACATCGGAGGAGGTTCGGGATCGGATGAGCGATCAGGCGAAGAACGCGATCGAGGAGCGCGAGCGGCGGTCTCGCGGCGAACCGGCTCCGAAGGAGAAGAAGGACAAGGAGTCGAAGGAGGAGAAGACTCCGGCGGAGTCTGAGAGTGGCGGGTCTGAAGGGAGCGCGTGAGGCGAAGGCCCGCGCGCGAGCGATCCAGGACGCTCCTCAGAAGGTCCGGAAGGACTGGCAGAAGCGGACCGTTCAGATCACGAAGGCCGCGACGCCGTCCGTCACGGGGAAGACGAGACGCTCGATCCGGGCGCGACACGGCGGCGGCGACTCGGCCCAGGTCGTCGGGAACGCGCCGGTCCACTTCATCGACCGGGGCGTGAAGGCTCACGACATCGAGCCGGTCCGACGGCGGGCGCTGAAGTTCAAGGGACCTCAGGCGATCTTCCGACCGAAGGCGCACAAGCCTCGACAGGCCGCGAGGCCGTACCTGAAGAAGGCGGCTCGGCTCGCGATGGAGGCGGTCGATCCGGAGGACGCGGTGATCCGTCTCTGGAACGGAGCGGCGTAGATGCCACGCTACGCGATGCGACAGGCGATGCGGACGGCGGCGGTCGCGCTCCTGAACGACTACGCGGCGTCTGACTCCCTGAACCTCCAGGTCTACCCGGGCCGTCCTCGATCCTTCTATCCCCCGACCGCGTTCATCGACGCGATCAACGAACCGGAGATCACCTACACGGGCCTCCGTCAACGGAAGGTCCAGGTCGAGATCATCCTCGTCCACGGCCTCTACGACTCGGCGGAGGCGGCTCTCCAGGTGGACGAGTTCATGGACGAGTTTCTCGACTGGGTCACGGACAACGCGGCGGAGTCCGGACCGGCGACGCTCTCGGCGATCATCTCGACGGAGGACATCCCGGCCTTCGTCCCGGACTGGCTTCCGGAGGACGAGCAGAAGTCCTACTATGCGACTCGGGTCACTTTGGAGGGTCTCGTACTGGACGGGAACTGATCGGCAGTCACACTTCGGGTCCAGCCTCGGACGGTAGAGGTTCTCAGCGTAAGGAGTGGAACGGTGCCTATTCAGGGCTTCACGCGACTACGGCGGCACATCTTCGGTCGGCAGGGCGCGTTCGGGAACGCGGAGCCGGGACAACGGGCCTACCCGTTCCAGGGGACTCCCGATGTGGACCTCTCCTGGACGGACCCGGAGGGCGACTTCGGATCGTTCGACCCGGTGGCTCCCCCGTACCGGGGCGCGCCGGAGATCGGCGCTCCGCTCACGGCTCCGATCCTGAACTACAACGACCTTCCGCTCCTCCTCTGCGCGTTCTTCGGCGGCGGCGAGACGCCGACCGGCGGCGGGACGGCGAAGACCTGGGCGCACACTCCCGCGTCTCTGACGGCGGACGCGTTCGATCACTTCACCTACGAGTTCGGGGACGATGTCCTGACCGACTGGTATCAACTGCGGGACGGCATCCTCTCGGAGTTCGAGGTCTCCGGCTCGGAGCAGGGTCCGCTCGAAGCCTCGATGACCTGGATGTTCGGACACGCGGCCTCGACCGGCTCGACGGACTCTCCGGTGGACGGCTCCGTCCCGGCGTCCGAGGTCGTGGACGCGAGGGCGATCCCGCTCTACCTGAAGGATATGTCCCTCTACATCGACTCGACTCCGGGCGCGCTCGGCGGGACGCAGATTCTCGACGCGGTCCACGGGATCAGGCTCCGGCACTCCCAGGAACTCGATAAGAAGCGGTTCTCGAACGGCGCGCAGGAGTTTGAGATCAACGGCTACGGGCGCTCGACCCGGTCGATCGAACTCGAACTGACCCTCGCGAAGACGACCGACACGGTCGGGACCGGCTCGGAGTCGGACGCGTGGATGTCGGACGAGGCGGTCGATCGGTATGTCCGGATGGAGTTCATCTCGACGGCCTTCGCGCAGACGGCGGGGTCTCCCGACATCCCGTACTCGTGGCGCGTGAACCTCCCGCTCCGCTACTACACGCGGGCGGAAGGCGAGATGGGCGGGAACACGACGATCGTCCTGAACGGTCACGCGTTCCTCGATGACACCCTGGACTATGTCTACGACTCGACCCTCGTGAACACGCTCGCACTCGCGGACTTCCAGTCGTGAGTCTGAACGGGGCCGGGACTCCCCCGGTCGAGGTCCGCGTTCCGTGTCCATGCCCGGGCGCGCCACACGCGGACGGCGACATCGTCCGTCTGAGGCCTCGACTGGGGCTTCAGGCGGGCGTCGCTATCCAGAGACTCGTCGTCGATGCGAATCAGCGGCGGGGGATGGATCAGGCCGAGATCGTCGGCGTTCTGGCCGAGGCCTATCTGATCCACGGGGTCGAGTCCTGGACCTTCACGGACGCGGACGGACGGGGCGTGATCGTCACTCCGGAGTCGATCCGGGCGATCCTACTCGTGGACTTCGCGCTCGCGGCTCCGATCGCGGACGAGGCTGACGACATCTATCAGGCGGCGGTCCTCCTCCCTTTAGTGGAGCGGGCGAAGAAGTCCTCGCCCACTTCGCCGACGGGAAGATCGACATCTCGGCGCTCGGGTGGTACGCGTACTCGGAGGACCCCGAAGCGGTCCTCGCGATCCTCGACTTCTACTACCCGGACGGGAGGCATCGCGACGACTTCATAGTCGCCCGGTGGCGGCTTCAACTGATCGCGGAAGTAGAGGTCGGGACGGCATCCCGAAACCGGAACCGGCAGGAGGATGCCCAGGTGTCCCGACTGAAGGCGGCGACGAAGCGGAGGAGGGCTAGTGGCGCTCTCTGATACCGCGCGGCTGATCTCCGAGATGGTCCTCGTCGATAAGTTCTCGGCGAACGCGCGGAAGTACGGCCAGTCCGTCTCGACGATGGAGCGTCAGACATCGACGCTCGGGCGCGTCGGACAGACGGCGGCGGGCGGCATCGGGACCGCAGTCGGGAACCTCGCGAAGATGGGAGTCATCGGGGTCGGCATCCTCGGGACTCAGGTCGCAGCGGGCATCCGGTCCCTAGAGCGGCTCGAAGAGGTCGTCGTCGCGACGAACGAAGTCATCCGCTCGACGAGCGGCGTCGCGGGTCAGTCGGCGGAGGACATCCGGAACCTCGCGGAGAAGTACGAGGGACTGAACGCGACGATCGACGACAAGGTGATCCAGTCGGCGGAGAACCTCCTCCTCACCTTCACGAACATCCGGGGACAGGCCTTTGAACCCGCGCTCGAAGCGGCGCTGAACATGAACCAGGCGCTCGGCGGCGGGGAGGAGGGACTCCAGGGGAACTTGATCAAGGTCGCGCGGGCGCTGAACGATCCGATCGCCGGTCTCTCGGCGCTCGGGCGGGCGGGCGTCCAGTTCTCCGACGAGCAGAAGGATCGGATTCAGCAAGCCGTCGAGGAGAACCGGCTGTACGACGCGCAGCAGATCATCCTCGATCAACTGGCGACGAAGTTCGGCGGGCAGTTCGCCCAGGCCGGAACGACGGCGACGGCGAAGTTCGCGAAGTTCCGGGACACGATCGAGGACGCGCAGATGACCCTCGCGACCGCGTTCCTCCCGGTCCTCGTCAAGGTCGCCGACAAGTTGGGCGAGTTCCTCGCGAAGCCTGAGACGCAGACGATGATCGCGGAACTCGGGGAGGGACTGGCCGACGCGTTCGATCAGGTCGTCGAACTCGCGGGGCGGGTCCCGTGGAGTTCTGTCATCGACGCCTTCAAGATCATGGGGACCGGCTCGAAGGCCCTACTCGACGCGTTCGTCGCGCTCCCTCCCTGGGTCCAGACGGCGGTCATCACGGGATGGGGCCTGAACAAACTCACGGGCGGCGCGCTCTCGACGATCTTCTCGACCCTCGCGTCGGGGATCATCCGGGGCGTTCTCGGGATCAACGCGGGCGTCGTCAACCTGAAGGCGGCGACGGTCGTCGGCGGCGGCGCGGCGGGTGGCGCTCCGATCGCAGCGGCGGGCGGCGGGGTCGGCGGCGTGATCACGAAGATACTCGGCGTCGTCTCGGCGGGCGCGCTCGGCGCGCTGATCGGCTCGGAGATCGGACACGCGGTCTTCTTCGACCCGACGGTGAAACCGGCGGTCGAGTTCGAGCAGTCGCAGTTCGACCGGCTCGTCGCGTCCCAGGACCCGGAGAAGATCAGGACCGGACTCCGGGCGATCGAGGACGGGCTAGGAGACCTCGACGCGCTCGGCCCGCTGAAGATTCTCGCCGGAGATCAGTACGACATCCTCGTCTCGCAGCGGGACACCCTCCGCTCGATCCTGGAAGACCTGGGCCAACCGACGGCACCGACGGCTCCTCTCCCGAGTCCCATCAATCAGGGCGGGACGCAACCAGTCCCGGTCGCGATTCCGGCTCCGTCGTCGCGGGACCTTCAGCAGTCGCGGCAGTTCCTCGCGAACATCGAGACCGCGACGGGGTCGAACACTTCGACCTCCCGCGATGTTCTCGCGACGAACCGGCGGACGCTCGGGCTGACAGACGCGCAACTGGGACAGGACCGGCGGTCGTCGGCGATGCGGTCGTCCGAGTCGATCCGTGGATTCTTCGCCCAGGAGCGGACGACCGGGGCGACGAAGACGGCGGCGCTCATGGCGAAGGGCGACGCGATCCGGGACTTCTTCACGCAGATCGGACAGACGGGACTCCTCCGGATCATCGCGTCGAAGAACTTCTCGCCGACGATCATCGTGAAGACGACGACGAACACGAGCATCTCCGGGAAGACGGTCCAGTCCACGATCACGCAGTCGCAACTCCAGGTCGGCACCGGGCCGCAGGAGTTCTAGGAGCGTGACTCAGGTCATCACGATCGACGGGGTCAATCGCGCGAGTGTCATCCGCTACCCGGGGTCCACTTTCGACTCGGGCGCGTGGAACGGGGAGGCGGGGACGGGGTCCCTCCTCCTGGAGGACGAGGCGGCGGCTCTCGACTTCCCAGGGCTGAAGATCGTCCGGATGACCGAGGACGCGTCCGGCTCGACGAAGCATCTCTACCGGGGACGGGTCATGACGAAGGAGTTCGCGCGCGGCTCCTTCCGGGCGGACGACTCCCATCAGAAGGTCGTCAACCTGTCGGACTCGAACTGGGACCTCCGGCGGCTCCGGGTCCATCAATGGAGCCGACCG